TTTCTGTTTACGCCATTTATTCCTATCTTAAAACTTTTGTTTCTTCTCAGTCCACCGACCTCGAGAACTATAACCGGCTTGTTTGCCTGCCTGTACCTTTGCCATATCTGTTTATAGTTCCTCATCCTGCCTAGCCATAGCACACTCCATATCACGGCCACGTCAGCATCACAGGATCGATTTAGTGTGACTTCGTCTCCGGAATCTTTTAAACTTTTAATGAATGCTTCGAATATTGGTTTTGAGTTTAAAGGGCCGTGTTGTGTCCAAACTTCTAGTTTCATTTTATTTGCTTCCAATAATCTAATTGAGCAATATCTTTGGTATCTTCACGTGATTGTGGTTTGAAATCCTTTTTCCAACTAGCGCCTGTATCTTTCCTTTTGCCTTTGAAATGGTCCATGTATAATCCTAGTACGCTGTTTATGAATACATGATGCCCTCTGACGCCACTGGCGTATCCTATGTCATTTACTTTTACGTCTTTTTCTTTTTGATATTTTTTAGATAGATACCAAAGTGAAGAACAGTCTGTCCATCCTGATGTAAGTTTGAATATGCCTGCATTAATGTAAAGGTCTTCCCAGTCATTATTAAAGTTTTGTATCTCGGGATGGTTAAGATTATATCCAACAAATCCACATTCCGGATCCTTGCCTCCATCATTTAATTTTGGATTTTCACGTCCTAGGTATGTAATCAGACTGTCTTTAGGCAAAACTTTTTCTAAAAAACTTTCGGGCATTGGACGGAAAGAATATGTGTCTGCGTCAAGCCAGATTACATAATCATACCCTGGACTAGATTTAATTGCGTGTGTAACACAAAATACTTTGTTAGAAAACCTAACAGCATTCCATTGGAAAGATCCTTTAGATGGCATAGGTCCTGGCCTCCTCACCCCGTTTGGTTTTAATTCTATTTCACCATTTGCTACAGGATCATCTTTATATTTGTTTTTGAAGTTTAACAATTCAGGTTGTACTTCATGTGCATCTAGCCATTGTACCCTAGGATGTTCGAACACATCTTGTGTCTGTGTTTCGTGATATACTACAACGTCTGTATCTTGTGGCCAATGTTCTAGCACACTGTCTACTGCCCGTTTGGCATATTGATTCCAGGTGCCTGGTTTGTATGATGTAATAACTTTTATCTTCATGCGAAATATTTACGTCACCTTGTCATGTTGTACTTTTTAATCCAGTCACTGACCATCCATGCAGGTATCAATGCCTTGCCTGCTTTTTGACTTGCGTGTACCACATTAAGTTTTGATTCTTTACCAGTGCGTTGTTTGTAAAAATTGTTAAGTTTGCTACTGGTACTTGTTGTTAGCCAATGCCCCACAGGCACCGTCCACCCTGTCTTTTGTTTATTGATAATTGCATCAGGTAGTCTACCAGCATACGCTTTTTTGATAAGAATTTTTGTATCACTTTTATCTTGTCCCATCTTATTGTCTGTATGAATGCTTAGGCAATATTGCATGAAACTTTTAGTTGCTAGTGGGAAACGTCCCTCCATGCTGTATGCCATTCCGTATTTGTCGTTTCGACTAAACATCTCTTCCGGTACCTGTGCAACACAGTCCAGTGCCATGTGAGAGCCTATTGGATCATTTGGATTCCATAACTCACCCTCATAACATTTCTTAAACTCTTGGAGAAGTATGTGATCAGGAACAGGATTATCTGTAAGTTTCAATGGACGCTTAATGCGATTGAGCCAAAGTTTAAGCACATCATCCCAACTTTCTATTTTTGGTTTTCCTATTTTTTTCTGTAAGAATTCTGGATTTTTCATTTTCCAATACTTTGGATATCCTGCTAGTATCTCATCGCCCATGTCGCCCGCCAATGTAACAACTATGTCATTGTCTGCAAGAAATTTGTTTGTATAGCAGTACATTGACATGCTAGGATTGTACACAGGCTGTTCCATGTAATATATGCTGTCGTCCCATTTGTCTATGAATGCTTCCGGCGTGATCACCACCTCTTTATGATTAAAATTATTTTCCGTTGCTAATATTTTGGCACAATTGGCATCACTGTTGTAATCCTCATCTGCTTGTACATTGGGACTCATTCTATTAGTAAATGTGTTTGCCTCCCCTTTTATTTTTTTTAATTCATACGCAACTAGACTTGAATCTAATCCTCCACTTAAGAAGACTCCGATCTTTCTTCTTCCAATAGAACACATCTCAACTGTTTTACGAGCCATAGTCCTAAATTCTTCCTCATTGAAATTTTTGTTACTTGTTGGTCGAATATGTACCCTGTGACTGTTTGTAATTTGTTTTTTTGCTATATCATATACTATCGTTTCACCTGCTAACAATTTTTTGATGCCTGTAAAAAAAGTATTACGCAGAGCATTGATTCCTGTCCTTGCCATAAAACTTACTGCGAGGTTATCCATTTTTCTGCTTCCCGGTACCTTGTCCAACATACCTTTTATTTCAGAACCAAACACCAATCCTTCTTTAATTTCAGCATAGTACAATGGCTTGATGCCAGCATGATCTCTAGATAGCCAAAGTTGCTGTTCGTCCTTGCGGTAGTATGCAAACCCATGCATCGAGTCAATCTCGTCAATAAAGTCTAGTCCAAATTCGTCTAATCCCCACGCCAACAATTCTGTATCACACCCGGTGATACCGGCAAACCCTTTGCCTGTATATTTTTGTTTAAGTTCGTAGTAGTTGAATATCTCACCGTTGTATACCAGTGTATTACCTTTGGGTGTCTTCCATGGCTGTATAGACAGTTGTGGATTGGCCATTATGCTTAACAGGTTATGACCCAGTGTCAGTTTATGATCTGGATCCCACCAAACCTTGTTGCCGTCAGGTCCTCGGTGTTCACATGTCTTTACAAACTGTTGTATAAATTCTGGATTATGTTCGGTTATTCCGTATATGCCACACATTACAGTCCCAATTTTGTTTTAAAACGTTTGAATACTGTGCCGTCCCTGATTTCTTTTTCACTCCACAATTTATATCCTAAGTCGTTAAGCCATTGTGTCCTATCGGGATATTCTGGAGATTCAATTTTAGATAAGTCTGTGTTTGCTACAGGCCAACAAATTGCAAGATCTGAGGTAACAAAGGTAGGGATTCCACGAACGCAAGAGTCGACACTGGCAGTAGAATTGTGAGTAATAACAGCATGTAAATTAGTTATTGCTTCTTGGAAATGAAATCTATAATGCTTTTTCTCATCACCTTTAAAATATTTTTGTCCAATATATACTTCCACATCCGAAGGAAATTCATTCAAGCGATTCTCTATTGCAACAGAATGATTAGGATGAGGCCTTACAATAAATTTTCTTTTTGTTAATGGTCTAATTTTTTTGTACACATCCATAAACCAATCTATAGGATCAAGTTCGTTCATACTCCAGTTGTCTTTAGGTTGTAACACAAACATGATTGGATCATCTGGATTAGATTTTCTCCATGGTTCATTTTTTACATTCCACCTAGATTTGGCGGCTTGCCATCTATCGTCTGGTGAATTATCACTTAAAAAGTTACCGTTGTTCATTGGTGAATACAAAGACACACGCCAATGATGATTAGGTCCATGCACATTGCCAAAACTTGAAAGTAGTCCGCCGTCAAAAGTTATTATGTATATGCCTTTTTTCTTTGCACGTTCTACTAGGTCTAGTCTTCTGCCTTTTGTGTGATGCCTTTGATTGGTTCCACCATAACCAAACATACAGCCAATTGGTGCTGTTGGTTCCATTTCGTTTGCCTGCCATGGTCCAACCATGTTTTCATTTACAATTACAGGTTCGTCACCACATGCTCTCACACCCTCTGCCATGTATTGTAGAAGGTCCCAACTTGCACCCCTACGTCTGTCTTTCACTGTTCTTCTAAATATTTCAACTTTCATCTAATATTCTCCATGCATAACCGTTTCTCATTTCTTCTGCTGTGAATTGTCCGTAAGCCATAGAATGATACAAAGGTTCTCTTTCCGCATATTTAGGTGTCTCTATTTTTGTAAAATCAGTTTCTGATATAGGTGCACATGCATTGTGTGAATCTGTAAAACACGGTATTCCTCTTGTAGTTGCTTCCAAAGTTATATTGGAATTGTAAGTTACTATTGCATATGCGTCATCCCAGTCAATTGGTCCACTAGGTTTTTCATTGTCTTTCCCTGTTACAACATAACCACCATTCTCGTCAACACCTATGATTGGATTGTATCCTTTAGTCTTAATAATAATTGGTCTGTCTGTATTTTCTTTTAGTGTTTTTAATGTTTCGTCAAGCCAGTTGTGTACCCCACGAAATTCTTTTATAGCATTGGATGGTGGACACACAATTATATTTTTGCCATCTTTTTTCCATGGTTTAATAGGCCACGGAAAAGATTTTTTGAATCTATCGTCTGGTCTTTTTTCCTGCCAGTTTTTGAGAAAATTATTTTTTACTATCTTCATGTAATAAGGATGGCCTCGTGTTTCTCCCCAATACGGCCTGTCTATGTAATAGAAATCTATATTATTTTTTTCAGCCCATCTGTATACAAGATGTGTGCCACGTAGTAAACCAAGCAATACTGCTTTTGTGCAATCTGTTTTTGTTATTATTTCTAGTGGTTTAAGTTTTTTAGAATTTGGAAGTCCTTGCCCTGCCCAATCAACATATTTTTCAGTAAGATTTCTATTAGTGGAACTAACGTATATCACGGGATAATCGCCTTATATCTTCTTTGACCATAAATGAAATCATGTCTTTGAATTCTGTTTTAGGTTCCCATCCTAACTTTTCTTTGGCTTTGGCGTATGATCCATGTAGTGCAAATACTTCTGCTGGACGTTTGTAACGAGGATCCGATTCAACGTACTGTTCCCAATCATCTATTTCTGCAGTCCTGAAAGCAGTGGTCAATAATTCTCTTATGCTGTGTTGCACGGCTGTGCAAACCACGTAGTCACCTGGTTCTTTTTGTTGCACCATCATGTGCATGGCCTCAACAAAGTCTCCAGCAAATCCCCAATCTCTTTTTGCTTCTAAATTTCCTAAAGTAATTTTTTTTGCAAGTCCTAACTTGATTCTTGCAACACCGTCTGAAACTTTTCTTGTTACAAATTCTCTACCTCTTATAGGAGATTCATGATTAAACAATATACCATTTGATGCGTGTACGCTATAACTTTCTCTAAAGTTTACAGTCATCCAATAGGCACAAAGTTTTGAAATCCCATATGGAGAACGTGGATGGAAAGGAGTTTTTTCATTTTGTACTCCCTCGTCATTTGCGTTTCCGTAAAGTTCGCTAGTACTTGCCTGATAGAATCTTGTTTGTGGATTTTGATTAACTATGGCGTTTAGTATGTTCAACACACCCATCGCATTTACTTCTGTCGTTTGCTTGTTTAGATCCCAACTCGAGCCCACAAAACTTTGGGCCGCAAGATTATAAAATTCATGTGGTCTAATTGACCTCACTAAATGATTCATGTTTGCGTCATCAGTGATGTCGCCTGTGATCAAATCAACATCATTCTCTATTCCCAGATAGTCTAGATTTGAGAAATTTGGATTGCTATATCTTTTTAGGTATTTTGCCAGGTAAGGACCATCTTGTCCAGTCATTCCTGAGATAAATGCAATCTTTTTCATTTCTTTTAATTATTGTTCTTTACACTGGTGGTGCATTTTTCCAGTATTCTATGTCCATGTTTTGACGCAGGTCTTTTCTAGTTGATGTCCTTTTTGTTTTTCTCGTGCCTTTGAAATGGTCCATGTATAATCCTAGTACGCTGTTAACAAACACATGGTGTCCTGTTACGCCTTGCCTGTAACCAATATCATTTACTTTGATATGTTTTTCTTGTATAAATTTTTTTGACAATTCCCAAAACACTGCTGAATCATGCCATTCTAATAATTTGAATACATCGCCAGTGACATACAACTGCTCCCATTCATTAATAAAATCTAATGTGCGTTCATGTTTAAGATTGTATCCAACAAATCCGCACTCAGGGTATACTGTCTCTCGACCAAGATAAGTCAGCATTGTGTCTGTTGGTAATATGTTTGTTAGAAAATCAATAGGCACAGGCCTAAAAGTAAATGTATCAGCATCTAACCAAACAACATAGTCATAATCTTTTGAATTACGTACAGCGTTGACCACACAAAAAACTTTGTTTGCAAATCTAACAGCGTCCCATAAAAAAGATTCTTTGTCCTTATCTAGTCCCTCTAATTTTGTTGATCTGCGAACTCCACCTTCCATGGTTTGTATCTTGCCATTAGCAACTGGATCGTTTTTGTATTTGTTTTTAAAATTAAACAGTTCGGGCTCAGCGGTGTTAAGATCTATACAAGTAACCCTAGCATGTACGTCCGTTGGTTTTGATTCTTCGCAGTACAAGAAAATATCTACTTCATTTGGCAAATTTTGTGCCATTGAATCAACACCACGCTTTGCAAATTGATTCCAAGTGCCTGGTTTATAAGATGTTATAAGTTTAATTTTCATTAGTCTAAATGTTTAATAAAATTTGCTACGTCCACTTCAAAATTAATAAGGTCACTGAATCGTTTAACACCCTTTGGCTTCTTGCCTTTAACCATTTCTATTGGCACAGTGTTGGCCAGATATAATTCGTGTTTAAGTCCTAGGTGATGAGAAAGCACGGGATAAACTTTTTTATGAACCATTTTTGGATCTTGTATTTCAATTACTTTTGTGCCACTTCTACACCATAGCAAGTTAACTAGTCCTGCACCATGAGCCGCAACCACGTGAGTGGCTTCAGCAAACGTTTTCATTTGTTCTGTAACGGTCATGTTTTCTAGTGCGACTGTTTCCCATCCTTTTAACGCTAAAATTAATTCTTCTGAATTTACAAGACGTCTTGTTTTTGCTCCAGGACGCAAGACTAATATCTTACGTGTGGGGGTAATCTCTTTTAGTCCATTTAAGCCTTTGAAGTGTCTTAGCCATGGTGCAAGAGGTGGAGTTATTACACCGTCTTGTGAATTACTCATGCTGGGTACAAGCAAGTGTGCAAACTCCCATGTTTCATTTTTTGGCATTACAATAACCTTGACATCGGGAAAAAGTTCTTTTAGAACTTTGTCAAAATATGAACTATAATTTGATAACACAAAACAATATCTCGCAAAGTTTGTGGACCATCTTTTCTCCATGAGACGAAACTTTGATATCACGTCTATCCATATGTGCCATGGATTGTTCGCACTGGCTTCATCTATTGGTAACCAAACGTAACGATATTTCTCAGGAAATGTCCGACTTACTGGCGGTATATTAACGTCCATTGTGTCTTTCCATTCGGACCATAGTCCATGAGACTTTTTTGGTTTCATTCTTGCTTGATGTGTTAGTGGCCAAACGTGTTGCGTAATCATCTTGTTTCCCATTGTGATTAGCAACGGACACGAATTAACTTTGCAATTATGGAATTCCGCAACAAATGTTGGTAAACTTTTAAAATTTGTGTCGACAGAATTATTATATGGCACAGTGTAATCGTATTCCGGGTCGATTGTATCCCACTTCTCTATGAAGTACTTTAATGAGTGAATATTTTTAACTGGCATTTTGTCAATAATTAGTATATAATTATCGCATGACTATATCCAAGATGTTCATAAATGGTTGTTCGTTTCTAACCACACGTCCTCGCGACAATGTCCACACTCATGCAGGCGAGCAACTTGCAAAAATGATGGACCTTGAAGTTGAAGTAAATTTGGCAAATGGCGGACGTGGTAGCAAAAGATTAATGTGGACCACAAGAACGTGGTGTGAAAAATTTCCGGAACAAGCAGAAAAATGTTTTTTCTTAATAGGATCAAGCGGTGGTAATAGATTTGATTATCCAACTAATGACGGTTATAAAAAACATAAGTTCCCCACAATGGAAACAACTTGGAAAACTTGGGATCCAAACAGAGACAATAGCACTAGATCTTTTATGAAATATCTATTCAAGTTAGGTGCTGATATAGACCAAATGACACAGATAGAATCATTATTAACTTTACTTGACTTGCAAGATTTTTTTGAGAAAAGAAAATATCCATATCTCTTTTATAACACACTAGCAGATGCTAAAATTACTAACAGTGATGTCCAATTGATGCATGATAGTTTAAACAAAAAAAGATTTTTTAGGCCCGAAACAAGTCATTTAGACTTTACAGTTGCAAACAAACAAGAATGTAAAACAGGAGATCCTCATCCAAATACAGAAGGACACACACAATGGGCTACACTCATGAAAGAATTTATAGATGCTAACAATTTACGCTCCATTTAACAATAAAAATAGCAAAGCCTGGGAAGTATTCAACGGCATCAAAAAAACTTGGCCCGATCAGGTGCAACTTCTTGATAACGCTACACACAAAGAACCAGTAAACAATTCGATGTTTTGGGGGTTTGTTAACAACAATTTAGAAATGGTAAAAAAGTGTGAGGCAAGAAAGCATAATTTTTGGTTTGCGGATACACCTTACTTTGGAAGATTTGATAATAAAAATCTTAAACCTGATAATCATTATTGGAGAATTTGTAAAAATAACATACACGTAAAATATGTTCCGGGTTGTAAGAAAGATAGATTTGATAAATTTAACATTAAATTGAAAGCACCGGATCTTAATGGAGATCATATTTTAGTTTGTCCAAGCAGTACCGGGATACATTCATATTTGGAAAGACCGGATTGGACAAATGACACTGTGGAACAGCTCAAAAGATTTACAGACAGACCAATAAAGATACGACACAAGCCACGGGGCAGGGGTACTTCCGGACCAAGCGAGGCAAAGGTGCCTCTATCAGAGGATTTAAAAAATGCATGGGCGTGTGTGACAAGTTGTAGTATAAGTGCCATTGAAGCAGTGTGTTCGGGCAAACCAGTGTTTTGTGATAGGAAAAGTTTTGCTTCACATATTGGAAATGAAAATCTACAAGACATAGAAAATCCAATGTTTGTAAGTCCAGAAGATTGGCTGTACAGCCTTGCATATCAGCAGTTCACACCAGAAGAGTTAGGCAACGGTACTGCTATGGAAATCCTAATGGACATGCAAATATTATAACGTAAATAAGTGTATGCCAAAGAAAAATCACAAAGAACGAATGTTAGAATGGATAGATAAACTCGGACTTGTGGTAGTGCAATCCGAGATTAAGCCATATGGTCCAGGCACAAGGAGATACATGGTGGGTAGGCATGTGGAAGAGCCAAAACATAATGCATGGCAGATGCCAAGCGGCAAATGGGCGTCCACTCCTGGTGTGCAAGAATGGCTTACACCTAATCCTTTGACCGGTCCAGAATTAGAGGCGTGGTTGACGGACTACGAAAAAAATTTGTAATGGATGAACAGCATCTAAGAAACTGGCGAGAAACTTACGCCATGGCAAAACCGTTTGTCACGAAGGACACTATAGGTATAGATGTTGGATGCCGAGAAGGTGGTTTCTCTGCACAAATGGAGGATGACTTTAAACATATTTTTGCATTTGACTTTAGAGATAAAAGGAAAGAATTTAAAAGAAATGTTAAAGACGCTAGTAAGTTCACATATACAGTATGCGGCATTGGAGAAAAAAATGGACATTCATACACTAGTAGTAACCGGGTGGGACGAATAAAAGATAGGGGCGATATTAAGGTGCCTATAAAAACAATAGACAGTTTTGAATATAAAAACGTTGGATTCATCAAGTATGATATAGAAGGATACGAATTAAGGGCAATCAAGGGCAGTGAAAAAACGATTAAAAAATATTATCCGGTAATAATTGTTGAACAAAACAAAGGCAATACTGACTCTGTGAAACTTTTGGAACAATGGGGATATAAATTGAAAGGTATAGATGACATGTTTAAAAATGATTATCTAATGGTCAAAGCATGAAGTACGCAAAGATACCAATGCCAACATTCATAGCATTTGAGCCTATTAATCTTTGTAATGCAAAGTGTTTCTGCTGTCCGTACACAACATTGAGCGAAGACAAGTCATATCACGGCAAACGGATGACACGTGAACAGTTAAAAACTTTGTTAGATGATTACGGCTCTTTGATAAAAAAATATGGAATGAAAGATTATGCATGTGGTATTAATCCATGGCGATATTCAGATCCGTTAGTGCAACCTGATTTAGAATACATACTTCAACTTTGTGACCAGCACAAAATACACGTTGGTATTACAACCAATGGTGTTTCTTTTACAAAAAAACAATGTGAAATACTCAATAGATATGAACACGTTCTTGGACCTATACACATGAGTGTGATAGGACACACTGCTGAAGAACTTTGGGATTTTATGAAAGTTAAGAAACAAAAAACACTAGATGGTCTACATTTTGTAAAAGCAAATTATCCGGCGTTGTCACGGCGTATTAGGATCGGTGTAAAGCACAAGGATCAAAGCAAGAATGCACCTAATAGTGTTATGGAAGAATATAGTTCAGCGACATTGGGACGTGTAAAAAGTAAAACTAATTGGGTAGAAAACAGGATTGGTGATGGTGATGGCAACTGGACAAAACCTTATGATGCAACAATTGATGAAAACTTTTACATGCAAGGTTGTGCTATGGGCGGTGGAAGAATACTTAGACAAATGGAAATTTTAGTAAATGGTCAGGTTGTGCTTTGTTGTGATGATGCAGACGGAAAAACTAACTACGGTAACGTGTTTGAATCTGGCATAGAAGCAGTTTGGAAAAATTTACAAAAAGAACATGATATTATATACTCAACAGATTACATAGAAGGAAAAAAGAATTTGATATGTAACACCTGTTCAAGAGGTAAGTTTGTTGGCAATTGGACTAAACCTATGCAGGATAAATTGCACAAAAGGCAAAACAGTGTGGCAAACAAAATAAGGAATATATGAAAATAGAAAAAGTAAATGGTTTCTATGTACCTGCTAATGACATATACATCGAGGATTGGAAAGCAGGCCAGCCGTTTACACAGAACAAATGTTTGGAAAAATTTATAAAGTTTTGTGAAAATAAAAATAAAAAATTTAATCATATTTTAGATATAGGCGCATGGGTAGGAACATGGAGCGTGGCCATGAACAAGTATTGTGGCCGAGTTGTTGCTTTTGAACCGGATCCTCTACACTATGAATGTCTAGTTAAAAATGTGCCGGAAGATATTGAAACACATCAGTTGGCTGTGGGTAATGAACAAAAAATGATTTCTTTGTCTCAAGATAATTTTACCCAAAGCAAACGTGTAGTTGGCGAAGGAACAATACCAATGATTACGGTTGACAGTCTTAAAATGGACGACATAGATCTTATAAAAATAGATGTTGAGGGATATGAAATGGAGGTACTAAAGGGTGCAGTGGAGACATTGAAAAACACACAGTATCTAATGATTGAACTTAACAACAACACTAAAAAATATGGAAGTAATAATATTGATGTAGAAAAATTTATTACATCATTAGGATTCAAAGTTTTTATGGCACATTGGCCAGATAAAGTTTTCTACCGTGTCTAACCTAAATTAAATACGCACATGAAAGTTTTAATAACAGGCGGCGCCGGTTTTATCGCACATCACGTAATTGATCATATTTTAAAAACAACCGATTGGCATATTACAACATTAGATAGATTAGATGAATCTGGTAATTTGAATCGCCTAAATGATATTCTCAAAGAACATTCTCCGGAAAATCGCAGAAGACATAGGACTGTATTTCACGATCTAAAGGCGGCATTAAACAGCCAAATACGTGCAGACATAGGTGATATTGATATTGTGCTACACTTGGCGGCAGGAAGTCATGTAGACAGATCAATTACTCATCCAATGGAGTTTGTACAGGATAATGTTGTAGGAACTGTAAATTTGTTAAATTGGGCAAAAGAATTACCAAACTTAAAAAAGTTTGTTTACTTCAGTACTGATGAAATTTTTGGAGTTGCACCTCCAGGTGTTTCCTATAAGGAATACGACAGATATAATTCAACTAATCCTTACAGTGCCAGCAAGGCCGCGGCAGAAGAATTTTGTGTTGCATATGAAAATACATACAAAATGCCAATGTACATAACACACACAATGAATGTATTCGGCCAAAGACAACACCCAGAAAAATTTATTCCAGGCACAATACAAAGAGTAAGGGATGGCCATAAAGTTACCATACACGCAGACTCTAGCAAAACTCAAGCAGGTTCTCGAATGTATATTCATGCGAGCGATGTAGCAGAAGGATTAATGTTTATTTTAAATTTAGACAATTACATTCACAAAGGAGATTTTGGATGGGCAAAATGTCCAAAATTTAATTTAGTTGGTACCGAGGAGGTTGATAACTTGAAATTGGCACAAATGATATCAGATGCTGTGGGGAAACCCTTGAACTATGAAATGGTGGATTTCCATACATCAAGACCAGGACACGACCTTCGTTACGCATTAAGTGGAGACCTATTGAAACAGTTAGGTTGGGAACCTCGTATAAAGTTGTCAGAGAGAATAAAAGAAACTGTAGATTGGACATTGGCTAATGATAGATGGTTGCGTAACTCTTAAAAATTGTGTCGTTTGTAATAACGATGTTTCGCAAATTGTTGATTTAGGTAATCAACCTTTAGCAAATGGTTTTTTAGATAGTATACAAGAAGAAAAAACTTTTCCCTTAAAAGTTAATGCTTGTGACAAGTGTCTGCATTTACAACTCTCACACGCAGTAAGTTTGCCTTTGATGTATGACACATATCTTTATCGTAGTGGTACTACCGACACATATAAAAAGTACATGGATTGGTTTTCAAACACTGCATTGAAATATTTTCCGAACGGATGTAGGAACGTTCTAGACATAGGTTGTAATGATGGCACACAACTTGATATATTCAAAGATAAAGGAATAGAAACATACGGTATAGATCCAGCAAAAAACTTATTTGAATATTCTAAAACAAATCATAAAGTTGTTAATGATTACTTTAGTGATAAAATAGATTTTCAAACTAAATTTGATATGGTAGTGATGCAAAATAGTTTCGCTCACCAACCTAATCCAACTGTGTTTTTAGAAAACATTAAAAAAATTTTACAAGAAGATGGACATATTTTTATTCAAACTAGCCAAGCAGATATGGTTAAGAACAACGAGTTTGATACAATTTATCATGAACATATAAATTTTTATTGTGCGAATAGCATGAACACGCTAGTTGAATCTGTAGGATTGAAAATTACAGATATAATAAAAAATCCAATACACGGAATAAGTTATATATTTGTTATATCTAGGAATAATAAAAATAGTAAAATTTTAGATGAATTTTTTAATAACGAAAATGCAATTAACTCTATGTCCAACTATCATGCATGGGCACAAAACATATTAAAAGTAAAACAAGATTACATAGATCTATTAGAGCAAAGAAAAGACACTCATTTAGTTGGCTATGGTGCCGCCGCAAAAGGCAATACATTCCTTAATTTTGTTAACAAACCTTTAGATTTTATTATAGATGATAATAAATTGAAACAAGAGAAATTTACTCCCGGACAACATATTCCTATAAAATCTATAGATGAATTAAAAACAATTTCTGAGGACGAAGCAATTACTTTTGTGCCTTTGGCTTGGAACTTTTTTGATGAGATTAAGCAAAGAATTACAGCGGTCAGAAGTAGCAAAAACGATAAGTTTATTAGATATTTTCCAAAAGCAGAATTAATATGATTTCAGTTTTAGTACCTTCACGCCATAGGCCAGAACTGGCAAAACGTTTATTAGATACAATTAACAATACCAAAAAGAATGATGTAGAGGTAAAGTTTTATCTAAATGATAACGATCCCACAATTGAAAAGTATAAAAAATTACTACCGGAAAGTGTCTACATAATTGGTCCTGATCAAAGCAGTTGTTTCAGTTGGAACTATCTATCGACACTTGCCAAACATGATTACTGTATGTTAGTTGGTGATGATGCACAATTTTTATCCAAACATTGGGATCAACACATAGTTGATTTTTTTGAAAATTACGAACATAAAGATAAGATTTTGTACGTATGTCCGAGAGATATGACAGGGAGCGACAAAAGAAGATGGCAGAAAAATAAGGTACCAACAAATAAACCTTACAAGATAATAACACACCCCTCTCCAATTGGTGCCGCCCACTTTGTGTTACATAAAAATTGGATCAACACTGTTGGTTATTTTTTGCCTCCACAGTTTTGGCATTGGCATATTGATAACTGGCTTACAAAGATAGCGGTAAGGTTGGGAAGAGCCTATGTGCTTCCTCACGTACAAATACAATCAAAGAAGATGATTGATGACCATACCGGAAAACGAATAAGAAAAGAAATGAATATTATAAATCGAGACCTTGATGTATGGAAAAGAACAAGAGATCGTTATCTAACAGCCGATGTTGAGGCACTACAAAAATTTATAAAGGATTACAAAGGATAAAAGCATTTGTTCGATCTAGGCTTCATGATGAATAGATTGAAGGTGATTCTATTTGTAGTTTGATTACTTTCATAAGAATGCCATGTTTTATTTTGTTGTCCACAAAATATAAATGTTGAATTAGGCTTCCAATCTGCCTCTTTTTTAAATGCATCTTCCGTTTGTGCAGTATACATTTTAGTTCCAACGTTTTGTTTTGGAGAGATGTATGTGACAGAACTCCAGGTTTTTTCTAAACCTTCTTGATGAATATAAAATTTATAAGGCAAAGGTGGTGTTATGTTGATATGTGCGTTTATACCAAGCGTAGGATATTTTCTGTATGTTGGATATACACCATGCACGTCTTTAATATTTTCAAATAATTTTTCACATATATCCACAGTCTCAGCATAAAAATCTATACCATAATCCTTGTAGTCTTTTGGATGTATTTGTATCAACTTATCTGTTTTAATGTGTAATAATTTGCTAAGGCACACGCCGTTAAGTTTCTCAAAAGTTTGTTCATCAAAAGTATCATGTAGTATTTGATGAGGCCATGGTTGTAAATCAACTTCGGTGTTTATGCACTTATCTACGAATCTCTGTCCTATGCTCATTTTTTCTTTGCCATTAATTTTTTAAAAATATCTTTGTTTATGTCCAGTTGTATAAATGGTCTTCTAATGTATTTTTTACTTTTGCCATCATCGATTTGTATGTCATTGCTTTCAGTTATAATTACAGCATTTGGATAATAGGCAATTTTTTTACCAGCAAGAATAAAGTGCGGTGGTTTGTTTCTGTCGTTTCTTTCTCTGAAACACCATATTGCAATAACGTCTCTCTTTAAATCTATTTCGGTAATATCTTCTTTAAGTTCAAAACCTATTTTATATTTTTCGTCAAAGTCTTGCCACAGTTGGTGATTTAGGTTGTTTTGATTCTCATATAACTTGTCATATTCTCTGACATCCATTAAGTTTATTGCATGGATATGTGGAACAGGATCGTTGTGGATATGTTTCTTTTGTAATTTTAGCCAGTCCATTATGCACTGAACAGGTTGATAAGTTCTTTCTTCCAGTCGTCCGCGTACTCACAATCTCTGTATCCGTCGAACCATGGCCCGCCCTCTGTGTAGTGTAATATTTTTGGATTGCCATCTCTAGGTTCTTTATACCAACCTACCAACCAGTTGTATTCTAGTGGCAATGAACCAATCTCGTTATCATCTAACCAACTGAATCTATGCAAAAATTTTGGAGATTCTTCATTCAATAATTCTGGTGTGAGTATTTTATTTTTAGGATGTTCGCAGTTCCATAACACCATGCTTGACCAGTTCTTTCTAGGATACACAGTTTGTACCTGTCCGTCCATTTTTGTAGTTTCTTTTGGTGTATAATCGTGCTGTACTACAACAACTGCTTTTGATGAATCACAGTATTTTACAAGTTCGTGACTTGGTATCTTCCAAAGGAAATCACAATCACAAAACACTGCCCATCCTTTGAAGTCGTTCATGTAAGGCACAAAGAATCTTGTAAAGGTAAATTCTGTCGATGCTAATTTGTCAACGGGTCTAGTGTAAAGACCTTGGTCACGCATTTGCTTTTGTTTAAGTGGTATAACCTCAGCAGAAGGATCTCGTCTCTTTATGCTGTGTTCACACACCTGATAAGCAATATCTTCTCTGCTGTCATGTCCTACGTAAATTTTCATCTTGCTATAAGTTTATGAATCTCTTTCCAATTACTTACACGAGTTATATCTGGATGTTCAAAGTCACGGTTGTATGGATGGTCTATTAATATAGTCTTTAAACCGTATTTGAGCCCGGCTAGTGCGTTCTTTGGCTTGTCCTCTATCCAATACAGTCCGGTGTTATGAAATTCGGCTAAAGCAGAATCTTTGTCTGCTCCTGTGTCTAGTATGTGATAATTTTTAAAAATATGTTCACCAAATAATTCTCCCAATCTTTTTTTACGCAATAATTGTGCAGGTATGTCTGCTGTTTGAGACGTTATAGGTATAAATGTCCACCCTTCAGCGGCAAGTAATTTTACCCATGTTTGAGAATCTGGCATCGGGGGTTGATTACCCATCCATGCACTTTTATTGAATTCTCTTATTTCTTTCCTTACTTCAGTTTTAGTAAGTCCAAAGCGTTCGGCCATTTCGTATGTGTCTTCCTTGCCGTCTAATAATTTGTATGGATAAATTTTTTTACCAATGTAGCCTTCGCCAACTTCTTTATCAAAATAAGAACGTTGGAGCATCCACTCTGTAAAATGGTGTTCCCATTCTAGTAATACACCGTCAACGTCTGTTAAGATTATTCTACTATTTGATGTCGGCATCTTCCATTCCTGCTACTCTCAATTTAACAATGTTTGTTATCTGCCATTGTTTCTGATCGAGGCCTTTGGTTATGCCAAGCCATTGGTTTCTTAGAAGTGCGAAGTCGTTCACTATCTTTGTTAGGTCTACAACGTCATCCTCACCGTCTACGTATTTCTCTGCGTCTCTGCTTGATAGTGCCCTGTTGTAATTTTCTAGAAATTTTTTGAATGTTTTGGCTCTTAATCTTCTAAGCTCGATGTTTAAGTATTCTAGTATCGCTTCTAGTTGTTGCAGTTGACCAAATCTTTCTTCAACTATGCCCGGTAGTGATGCTGATGCTTTCTCGAGATTTCCGTATATCCTACACTGCTTCTTTGCCTCGACTAGTTCTTTGTCAAAATATGCTGTGCAATCTGGAATCTTGTCTAGTGATCTGCTTACTTCAAAATACCAATTAGTCATCTTCCCCGTATCCGTCTGACTCTTCGTCCTCTTCAAATACAGTGTTGATTGCTTCTTCTAATTTGGCGTCGTATTCGGCAGAGGCTTTTATTTCATCATGATCCACACCAATATCTTCTAAACTTTTTATGAAGTCTATGGCCATGTCCAGTTTTTGTCTCTCTGGTACATAATGCACAATTGAACCCCAAAGTCTTTCAATGTCTTCGTGTGTAAAATCAATCATTACTCTTCGTTTTCCTCTGTGATTTCGGCAGGTGCTTCGTCTTTAAATTCTGCCATTATCATATCTAATTTATCACCGGTCCACGCTTTTCTGAAATCAATATGCTCTTTTCCTTTAGAATCTACGTATTTTAGTCTGTTTCCTGTTTGCACTAGTAAACCTTTTTTCTCAAACAAGTCAACTAGTCCGCTGTAAGGATCCATGCCTGTATCATATGGTATCTTGACTTGCACACCCTCAAACGGTTTAGCATATCTTGTTTTCATAACTTTACAAGCGGCTCTAATACCCCTTACATCACTTACTTTGTTGCCTTTTTCATCTTCTTTTAATTTTAATTTTTTCATTGCAACAACAATACTTGACGCATAGATAAATCCTTGTCCGCCTGATATCTTGTCGTCCGGATCAAACATATCTTGTGATGCGTATGTGTGGTTGGTTGCTATAAGTCCTACGTTCCAACTACCAAACATATTAACGCAGTTTCTTACAAGTGCCGTTAATGCCTTAGGTTTTCTACCCAAGTCACCTTTCATCTCACCTGCTTCAAACTGATTAACATCTGTTGGTGTTAGTAACATACCCAAACTGTCTATAACAAATAGTACTTTAGGTGCACCTTCTTTGTTATCTGCGTGTTGGTCTTTGTAACCTTTCATGAACTCTGAAACAGTTTTTGCTACGTCATCAACCATGGACATACTTAATTTCATAAGTTTGTCTTCTGATGTATCTACTTTTAATGCTTGTAGCCACTGTTCATCTAATGCGTTCTCTGTATCAATTAGTATTACGAATATACCTTGATCCTGTGCATTTTTAATAATGTTGCCTGATGCTATGTATGACTTACCTGCACCAGACTCACCGGCAAGTACTGTAACCTTGCCTAAGGGAATTCCTTTATTGAAGTCACTAGTCATGAGATAATTCAGTGCGTAATTACCCGTTGATATCCAATCAGTTGGATCACTAAATCCTATGCCTAGTCCTTGTATTGATTTGGTAATACTTTTTCTAAATTTTGTTGCGTCAAATACTTTTGTCATTTTATTTTCGTTATAGAACTATCCAAAGAATAATTGCCACAATTAACATCCATGCGGGTATTTGTTTGTACAATATCCATTCGACAGCCTTTTGTATTTTCTTTTTCATAATAATATATTACTACACAAGGCCTCAATAGTCAATATCAAGGCCTTGGTAAATGTCAGATTATTTTGCTTGTCTTGATCTAATCAATTTCAAGATGTCTTCTGCTCTCTTGGCACTGTCACCTGCAGGAGCCGTAGCCGCCGCTGGTTGTGGTGCTGGTGCAGATTCAGTTACCGGTGCTGTTGTAGCCGCCGGTGCTGTTGTAGCCGCTGGTGCTTCTGCCACAGGTGTTTTTGGTTTACCTTGGTAAGCCACGCCTGCAGGTCTGAAGTACTGTCCATACTGCTCAAGATCATAAGCCTCACCTTCCACAGATTTCTCAAATAATTCTTTGATTATTTTTACTTCTGCTTCAGTTGGTTCTTTTGGTCTGAAGTCGTTTAGATTGTGTAATCCATGCGTGTCGATTGCGGCTCTTTCTGCCTCATCTAATGCACGTTCTCTTCTTGACCATTTTGATGTTGAGTAGTCGGCGTATCCACCTTTAGTTGTTTTAGTAATTCTAAAGTCAACACCTTTTACATAATCAGTTGGCATTTCCTCCATCTCTGGATCCATCAATGCACTCCTAATGATGTTAAAGATCTGAGGTCCAATAATAAATCTTCTGATTGGATTCTCAGGCGTTGTGTCCTCTGCTAACGGGTTTGTTGTGACAAAACCTTGGAAAATGTAACTTTTCTTTTTCCAATATTTTCTGCCCATGTCTTCCATGCTCTTGTCTTTGAACCATGGTCTAACTTCTGTTAGCACTGGACAAGTCTTTCCATACATCTCCATGCATGGTACTTGTACCGTTACTGGTCTTGAATCAGTCTGACCTTTAATACCTGCGAAAGGTAGTTTGATCATATTTCTTTCAGTCCAGAAAAATGTATTGTTTGTATCCTTATCAGGTAAGAATCTAACAACTGCTTCTGAGCCTTCTGATATATTCCAGTGTGGGTAAATGGCGTTGTCTCCGCCAGTATTTGAAGTGGAGCGATTCACTTCTTGAGATTTTAATTTCGCCCTTATTTCAGCCAATGATGCCATAATGTAAGCCTCCTATATTGCCTATGTTTGTTTGTGCCTAAATGTATATTAAGCATTATCGCTATAATATACACTGATATTTATCTAATGTCTACTACTATTTTACATAATTTAGGTTGTTAATATGCGTCTATAAATATTTTGATGAAATTTTGTGACCAACCATGGACAACATTTACCATAACAGCAGATGGATCTATGGTGCCTTGTTTATGTGGTATATGGAACACAGTAGGACCTATTGGTAATGTTATAAATCAAGATCTTAATGAAATTTTGCAATCACAAAAATTAAAAAGTTTCAAGGAAACTATTTTAGATCAATCATTTGGAAACTGCACAAACATTTGTCCACATTTGCCAATTTTACCCAATGTCGACACCATTGAAAAGGACAGCGAGCAACTTTTCTTGCCTACGCACTTGTTGTTAGGTATTGATCAAAACTGTAATTTAAGATGTGAAAGTTGTCGTTCTGAAAATATTTTTTCTAAAACAAGGAATAAAAATGCAGATATTATCTTGGAAAAGATACAAACTACTTTTGCTAATCAGCAGGTAACTTTGCAATGTGACGGATATGGAGATGTGTTTGCTTCTGAATCATACAAGAATTTTTTTGCAAATATTGATAAAAATTTTAATTTACATATAATCACAAATGGTAATCTAATAACAAAGAATCAAAATTTAATTGAAAAATTATCAAATCAAATATTATCTGTTGACGTTAGTATTGACGCCGCCACACCAGATACCTATTCAAACACTAGGGGAGGTGTTTTTGATAAAGTGATAGATGGCATAAAACTTTTAGTAGAGCAAAAAATCAAAGTAAATTTAAGTTTTGTTGTTCAAGAAAAAAATTATACTGAAGTGATGCCCGCATATGAACTAGCAGTCAATTTAGGTTGTCATTCGATAAATTTTCACAAACTTGAAAAATGGTCTCACATGACTGACTCTTGGTGGAATAGAAATAAGTTAGATGACAATCCAAGTGTTGATTTGTCTAGTCTAAAGAAAAATTTTGAGTATTTTAAAACATTGCCAAAACAAGTAGTGTGGGGGGAATCAATCCCGGTTTACATGACCGGTAATTTATATAATCTTTAATATGTTGCTAATTGTGTAATTCTAGCAATTTCTTCTTCAACACCTGCGATGTTTTGTGCGTTATCGTTGTCTACTTTGGCTTTGATAGCCGATACTATTTTTGCTCTTGATTCGTTTAAAGACTCTTTTACTTCTATTTCTTCTTCTGAAAAGAACTCGTCAAGTTGTAAGCCTGCTAATTCTATAGCATCTTTTAAACTATATTCTTGGTCACCGACTTTAAATTTGTCTCCGGCTTTCATACCAGCCGCTTTTGCTTTTCTCACTGCATTTGCAAATTCGTTTCCTTCAGAAGTTTTGTCAACATATCTAGGATCGCCTGCTTTCATTCTTTGGTATGCAGGATTATTCATCATTTTGTCTGCTTTTCGTACGTGAAGTTTTGTTGCGTTCTCTTTGTCTTTTTTCTCTATCTCACGATCTCTTGGATAATCTCCCATCTTCGCATATTCGTCAACATTAGGGTTTACTAATGACTCTGCCCACTCTTCAAACTCAGTTGCTTCACCCCTTGCTCTCTTGTCAAGTTTAGGATGTTTCTTAGGATTGAACTCTTCTGGATCCATTCTTACTTCTTTTCCATACTCTGGATCTTTTTCCATTTTCTTGTAGTCGTCAATATATCTCTTCGCCAACTGTATTGCTATCTTTTTGTTTTTCATGTAGTCAGGTGTTGGCTTAAATGATGCAGAGTTTTCCTGCTCCATTTCATCTGCAACTCTAGAAGCAAAGTTTGCCACTCTGTCTTCCTCGCCTGATTTAGTTAAAAGTCTTGATGCTATGTCTGAAAGTATTGAACTTAACATTGTGTTCTTGTTTGTGAATTTTGTGTTTCTCAACATCTTGTCTGCAGAATCATCTTTTCTTAACACTAGTTTGCTTTTAGGATCTGTTAAAAATGATTGTACAACTGCACCGTGATCAACTGGTGGTTCAACTGGTGCGTCTATTGGCTCTTCGCCTGGGTCTAGTTCGTTAACTTGTTCTTCTTCTTTAGGTGCATTTTCTATTTCTGCCATTACTTTGTCTATAAGTGGAAATGCGTCTTCTACTCTTTTGTCCAAGTTTGTCATTGTAAATTTTTCTCTTAATTTTGCAACTGTCTCATCATCAAGTACTTGGTCTTCTGCTTTCTTGTAATTTTTGCAACTTGACTCGTAGTGACTTTGTTTAGAAAGATTTCTCATATATTCTCTTAAATTTTCTAATTTTAATTTTGTATTTTCAATTATGTCGCCTGCGTTGTCGTTCAGTTGATCCTTGTTAGAAACATATCTTGAGAATGAATTTAATTTTGCTATGTCTTCTGAAGTCTGTATTATATGTTCACCAAATTCATCATGCGGTCTTCCACCGTTAGCAACGTGTCTCTGCATTGCTCTTGCACCTGCTAGGTGTGTTAATGGATATTTGAATCTTTCACCATCTTCATTTTCGATGTATAGTGATTGTATCTGTCTAGATCTTGCACCAGGTACAGTTTCGTCAACTTTGCCCTTGTGCCTAATTATTAATCTTGTTTTATCTAGGTTCTCATATGAACGTCTTGCAGTACCCGTTAAACTTTCTTTAACTTCTACACCTGCTAATTTTGTAATTCTGTTTAGTTCTTCTGACATTTCATCAGTATTTACCGTTTTGTTCGTATCTGCAATATTTTGATAGTCCTGCTTCGTTAGGTTCGATTTAGTAATATCTCTAACGTCAAAACCCAGTTGATGCTCAACTGCATAATCTTTTAACTCTTTTAAAAACGCATACCATTCGTCTCTGCTGTCCTCATCAATTTTGCTTACTAGATCCCTGTTGTAGTACACTTTCATGTTTTCACCGTCTGCTAGGCTAACACTTACTGAACCAAATGTGTCAGCATCTTCTTGAAATTCAAACTCAAAGAATACAGCACTGTTTGGATCCGCTGTTGCGGCACCGTTCTCATCGCCCAAACGAACGTTTGAAAATTGTGATCTTATTTTGTTGAATAGGTCTACTGAGTTTTTTGGGTTCATATAGCGTATTTATTGTTTAATTAAGTGTTTCCTACAGTCTTCTAAATCAGGTATATAATCCGCTAGTTTGGATCCTCTACTTTGATCAAGCACGTCGTTATATTTGAAAAATCTACGTAATTTTTCGCGGTCAAAGGTGTTTTTATTTTTAGTATCTCCATAGAAATCATACAGATTGTTTACAAAATTAGTAGTACCACTTTCGTTATGCCAATAACAGTTGGTTTTTTTGGCTTTTTGCATTGATTTGAATACTAAACTTCTGTTGGGATGATTGTAAGGATCTAATAGATTGTTTTTAAATCCTGCCCACTGTAACTGTATTGGTGCGTATGGAAACTCCCGGTCAAACATTTCCATTGTTTCGCCTAAAGTAGCAACATTGTAAATGCTTACTACTGATATTATGTGAACTTTGTTTCCCTGTTGATAGAATTTGTGAATGTTTTCTTTCTGCTTCTTATCAACAGTATTCCATCTTACATACTCATTGACCTTTCCTGCACCGTCCACGCTTGTGGATATGCACATATTTGTAAATTGCTTACAAAGGTTAAAAAACTTTGGTTTTATGCTTACACTGTTGGTCTGCATGTTAAAGGTGAAATCTGTTTTCTTTTGTTCTATACACTTTTCCATGAACTTATAAACAGAACTCATTACTGAAGGATCGCCCCCAGCCACATACAATCTTTTAACAGTATTAATATCAACCCTGTCAAATGTATTATTAATTCTAACAGTTTTTGTATTGTCTATTAATGATAAAAATTCTTTGTCTTTAATTGTTTTGTTTTCTTTTTCTATAAGATGGCTAAAACTCGAGGTACACATTCTACACATAGCATTACATTTTGAACTCGGTCGAATTTCATAATACAAAGGATTTCTAATTTTTGTAAGGTCTTCAATCTTTTTAAGTTTTAATCGTGCTATCCAATCAAAACTATAATTCCACCGTTGCTCTCTAATGCCTTTATCTTCGTAAACGTGGCAACCACGACAATTCCTATTCCTAACTCCTTGTAGCATGTTCTGTCTTATCTTGTTATAGTCTTTATTAGTTGCCCAATCGGTCAGGTTCTTTTTTTTCGCAACAGGTATTTGTGATCTCCCACAAAGCGAGGTATGTTCTCCATAACTGTCATGCATTAATAACCAAGGATACACGCATATACTTTTGTTTTTCTCAAAGACATCCGTCCAATAATATAGATATTGCATGTTTTCTTTATTCATAATTTCAACATCAATTCCCATGTCTTTCATATCGTTTATTAGTTTGAACATGGATAGAAATATTCTATGATTAGAAAATTTATCTTGCTCCTGGTCTAAAAGCACCACACGATCAAATTTTTTGCTTGATTCTATGATATGTCTTGGCTCCATGGCTAATGGACCAATGTGATAATATCCGTTTTCTAGTTTAGATGTATCCGAAGGAACCATGCCTCTGAAAATTGAATTATTTTCTTGGGCAAGTGTTTCTGTGAGGTGATGCCCCCATGCATGTCGAGACGAATTATCTCCTAAGCACATTACTTTCATATTGTTAATTATTGTGTCTATCCAGTGAAGGAGCCAAAAATTGGCATTGGAGTAATTTCCGATGTTCTATCTGTCCATTTCTCGAAAATTTTTGGATCAAAATCCGCCAGTACTTTCATCATACGAGTCATTAGTAAACATGCACTTACTAGGTCATCGTGCTGTCCAGGCTTGGCCTTGAAACTTAAACCAGCCGCAACAAAATCTTTCATTTCTGATATAAGCAGTTGCGAGTTAATTTTCATCTTACCACCTTCTACAAGTTCCTTAAACTTTGTACAAGCATCAATTTTAAATTTTGCAGTTGTATTAAATCCTCTTCTAAATTTACGTCTATGACCTTTTCTTATTGGTTCACTTAAGAACATACCCATAATGTTTTCTTCACCTATATCCATCACACGCATTAATGCCGCTTCACCTATGGTATTGTTCTCCATACTGTAGAATATTTGCGGAGTTGCACTAGAATCTCTTTCTATAATTGTGTCATGGATGTGTTTGTTAATACCTTGTAGTATTCTTACCTGCTGGTTCATTGGAGTCATGTTATGATGCCATTCTCCTATTTGCTCAAATGTTGGCAATTCAAATACTTGTATAGCCGCAAAGTCTCCTCCCGTTCCCATACTTGGATCCAATGAAACCATGTAAGTGTGTCCAGGCGTAGGTCTCTTAAACCAACGCACTTGTCCTGTGGTTTCTACAGGTGGTATACCTTCCATGTCCGCCAGTGTTAAACTTGAAATTAATGTTTCATCAAAAATTAAGAATTCACACTCGTGTTCCCTTCTAAATCTTTCTTCACCAATTCTTGAACGTTCTTGTTCTGCCCATGCTTCGTCTCTGTCTGGGTGTTCGTTCCAGTGTGCTTTCATGGCATAGAAACCGTTAGTTCCTACTATTTTGTCATTGCCATATTCGTCAAATCTTTTGTTTGCTTCTTTCCATATCATTGCAAACTGGTCCTCGTCACTGTTTGGAGTTGAAGTAATTAAACATTTACCACCTGTACTCAATGTTGGAGATAGTGAAGTCCAAAACTCTTTGGCTTTCTCTGGTGGTTGCACGAACGCAAACTCATCACAATATATTAATGTAAGTGACATACCCCGTCCTGTGTTCTCAGTCGTTGTGGTTGCCATTATCTTTGAGCCATTGTCAAATTCTATACTGTTCCTGTTGTATTGTGTTACCCCTGCTTTGATCCAACTAGGCAACATCTCATATGCATAACGCACCCTTGACATGATGTCTGATGCTCCTGCGTATTTGTGTGCGGCGATTAGTATCTGTGAATCTGGTCTAAACATAGCATACCATATTAGATATCCTGACGCACAGGTTGTTTTTCCTGTTTGTCTAGGTAGCATTGATATTGAGAATCTATGATTGTTGTATGCTTCTACTAGTCTTTCCTGGTAAGGAAATGGTTGAAACTTCATTTCACCTTTTGTTGGATGTTGTATCTTCATAAAAGATTTCATGAAGTATAAAGGACCTGTATTGGGGTCCATGCACTTTTCTAATTGTTCTACTTGTTCCTTAGAATATTTGTGCTTCTTATTGGCTTTTTTTATTTGGTCTGAATCTAAACTTACGTATGCCATAACGTAGTATTTAATACCTTATTGTGTGGTGGAAAACTAACTTATTTTTTTTCTTTGGCTTCTTTGTCTTTAACGGCTTTTTTCATTGGTTCTTTTTTATTACCGTCTTTGTCCATGTCTAAGAAGTCTGGTTTTGCTTTTGCTTCAGCAATTTTTGCCGCTTCTTGGTATTCTTTTTTAAAGCCTTCGTATTGTGCTCTTAATGAGTTTGCTAATTCTTCTTCAGTTACTTTATCTTCAACTGCAAGTGGGTTATCACCTGGGTATTCTTTTTTGTATTGATTTTTTTGTCTGTTAGCACCGCCTGAATGAACATTTACTAAAGTGTCTACGTCTTGAGTCTTTTCAGTTGGTGTATTTGCAAACGTTTCTTCTGCTTTTTCTTCGTCAGGAGCAGTAACAACATCTCTCATTTTAGCCATGTCCATAGAACCCATTGCATCGTCTTGATCCATTTCTGGTTCCGCGTGTGGCTCTTCTGCACCAATCATTTTTGCATCAACTGGTTGCACACCTGCTAATTTTAAAATCTGCATCATCATTCCTGCTTCTTGTGGAGTGTCTGCAGATATTTGAATATCTTCTTTTACTGTTTCTTTCTTCATCATTTTGCCCTCTCCTGCAATACTGTCTTCGTCGTCGTCCGAACCATTAATTGCATTATAAAAACCTCTTAGGCTTTCACCGTGTTTCTTTAAAAATTCTTCTCTTGAAAGTCTTTCCGCTTCATCATGTAAGTAGTCTTTCATTCTTCCTTCATCAACTTTAGGATTTGTTCTCTCTACATTGTCCACAGCGTCCTTAACTAACTCTGGTTTAGTCTCTGCAATTTCTTGTAACCTTTTTAATACGTCGATCATTTCCATAATTATTTTGCTCCTGCTGGGTGTGGGTTTCCTTTTATTGGACCATCATGTCCTTTAACTGGTGAAGGACTTCCTTTTTCTTCTTTACTCTGTGCTTCTTGAGTTTTGTTGTCAGATCCTTTTTCGATCTCGTATCTAACTTCTCTTTTGTCTTTGTCTTTTAATAATTCTTTTAACAAACTCATGTTTGCTTGTGTAGAATGAAAATCTTCTGCGTTTACTTTTGGTGAATCTTTCATTTCAATATCTAATAACTTATTTTGATATTCTGAATTTTTTGCAACTTGCATCTGATCTTGGTATTCTTCTGTTGGCTCATTTGGCTTTCTAACAACGATATGTGTTTGTGGCAAGTTCATGTACGTGCCTAAGTATTCTTTCATTTCTCTTGATGTCACTGGATAGTTTGTTGTCACATCATAGATTGTAACTTCTTCATTGCTTAACTGTGGGAAATCTAAAGGTTGAGTCATAATAGGTGTTTTCTTACCTGCTGACATTTTTGCTACTTCAAACTTTTGTAAAGCAGTTTCCATTTTGTTCGCGAAATCATCTGCAACTGGTCCTGCGACCTTTATTTTGTAGTCATACGACTTTGATGATTCCGTTAGATACTGTGCGAATGTGCTCATATGCAATATTTAGTCTTTTTTAAGTAGTTTCTTCATTAATTCGTTACGATCAGATATTACAAAACCCTCAGATTCCTGCACTGCAGGGCCGTCTTTATTGCCCTGATCTAACTTCTGCTTTTTAAGTTGTAATTCAATCATTTTGAGCTTTTTATCTATCTTGCCGCTTTTAGCATCTATGGCATTTCTTAGGAAATTACTTGCAACCTCAAATATACGTCCTGAATAACGTGAGTCTACGTTCATACCCAAGTCCATTAGATTCTTGTAACTCTCTTCTGATTCGATTGCTAGTTTGTCTAACTCTAAATCTGACAGTTCTCCAAGTCCTTTTACTTGTGGTAAAGCGGCCGCAACCTTATCAAATTCTGCATAACTTTTCTCTAAATTTTTCCGTGTTTGCGGATCAACGTTTTTCATTACTTCTTTTGTTTGATCTTTGTTTGCTCGAGCCTGCTCTTTTTTGTCTACCTCTTTGAACGCTTCTTTTACGTTTGGTAAATTAAGAATATCTTCTAACTTTTTTGTCATGCCTATATTTACTTACGTTTTCCGTTGTGGAACAACTGTTCTTCTGATACTACACGGAAACCAATTCTTCTTTGCTTGGCATATGCACCGGCGGCCGACCATTTTGCCTGGTTAATAATTACTTGTTTTCTTTTTCCCATGCTCCTGCCTGCCCTTTCCATAGTAGTTTGTGCCATTGGTTTTACTTCAATCATCTCTGCGTGTTTACGACCATTCTTGTCCATGTATATGATAAAGAAGTCTGGCACGTACACTGTGTATTTGCCAGTAAAAGGATGCCTGTAAGGTATCTTAATTGATTCACTTGCCCATTGATAAACGTTTGGATGTTCGTCACACAGTCGCATAAATGCTTGTTCCCAACTAGATCGATAGGTAGGTGTCTTTGTACCTACATATTTTTCTTTGTTCTTTGGTGAGAACTTACCTCTTGCAAATCTTGGTATCATTAGTCTAGAATATTTCTAGATACTGTTTCTGTTGTGGTGAGTGTTTGTCTAACACCCAGCCTACTTGACTTGTATCTGTTGGCGTTTAGAATTATTGTTATGATTTCTGATAGTTTTGCATTGTCTAGTTTGGCTAACTTATCTAGTATTTCCCTAGATGAGATGTTATCAATTTTGGCCTGTGACATTATTACATAGGCGATTGATTCCGCTGATGCTCGTTTGAATCCCCTGTTAACAAAATATGCTATTGTGGCATCGTATTCACCAGCATTAAACTGATATGCTGTTTCATAATTAGAAGTTGTTAATTTTTCTATTGTCTTATCTAATTCTGTTTTGTCTTTAGGTGGTAAGTTTGTATAAAATTCTGCCATTATAATCCTACTTTCTCAGTTACTATTCTAACGTCATTTGTATCACGTACTATTTTTAAATAACCTTCGGTTACTTCTTTTCTAATGTCTGTGATGGCTTTGTTTCTGTACACTGTTTTAGTTGTATCAGAACTGTTTGTATATTCAACATCTGATTCAGCAACAGTGAGACCTTTTCTTGATCCAATATCTTTGTAATAAATGCCGGATGCAATTTCGTCTTTTAGGGTTTCGTTGTTAGTGATCAAATTGTATGATTCGTCTGGTGTCAAGTAATTCGTATAGTCTTGGTTTGCATTGTTTAAAACTCTAGTGTTAGTGTTTTTTGTGCCTTTTGCTGAGGCTATAAGAACACCCGCACCAACAGCCGCTCCAACATTAAAGGCCCCAACAGGATTTGTAACTGTGCCGGCTTCTTTGGCTACTTCCAATACACCTTTTTTTGCAATGCCTTTTAGTTCTTCTTTGACATCTTTCTTTCTTATTTTTTTTGCGTTATTATAAGTGTTTGATGCGGCAAGTATCGCACCTAAAATATTTCCTGACTGCACGTTTCTAATAACTGATCCAACTCCGTCCACAATTCCGCCCGGACCAAAAATACTGTTTGTACCACCACCTAACACTGTTAAAGGACTTGGTTCTTTGTCGTAATTGATTGTTGCAAAACCAGGCACACTATTCCTGTTTATGATTCCAGATTTGTAAATTACTGTTTCATATAGTACCTGCATAGTATTAGCCATGATACCCGCACCGTCGGCCTGATCTAAATTGTCATGTGAAAAAGACCCTATCACTGGATTGACTAGTGTCATTGATGTAAATCTCTGTTTGTGTAATACAAAAATTTCAATACCTTTAAGATATGGTTTTCCACGTTCTCTTGGAGTGTCCATACCAAATTTGGTTGTCTTTCTTTTGTCTCCAAATAGATAGTAATCATCCTTTGTATTTGAAATAGTCAAGTCGTTGTTCATTCCTACAGAATCTGCTATGTGATATTCGTAATATTTCTTCCAGAATGCGTTAACGGTATCGGCATGATCATCATGAAAAGTAATGTTTACAGGTTCGTAAGCAATTCTTGTTGCCGCATACATTTTTTTGTTGTATTGTGTTTTTTCTTCCATGCTCATGTTGTACCTTGGCAGGTCACAATTTTTCACCAACATATTCAGTTGATATCTTTCGTTAGCATTGAATCCATTATAGAACAAACCCTCGTCAGTGTTGAAT